AACAAATCAACAACAAATGGACAACAAATCAACACAAACAAGAATGTAAAGAATGGGGATAATGTAAAGAATGATGAGAATGAGAAGAAGAAGGTAACCGCCTTCGACTTCTTTCAAGATAACGGATTCGGTTTCATAACTCCTTACAATTTAGACGATTTAAATTATTATCTTGATTCATTTGAAAATGATTCAGATGAAATAGTTACCGCATCACTTAAAATCGCTAAAGACAGAAACAAGGTTACTTGGGGATATGCTAAAAGCATTTTGAATACATGGCTTAATGCAAACTTGAAATCTATTGAACAAGTACGTGCATTTGAAAAGCAACAACTGGAAAGCAAAAAGCAAACTAATAAACCTTATGTTAAACCATCGAAAGAAAAAACACCCAAATGGCTCACAGACAGCACGAGAGAAACGAAAACGCCGGAAGTAGATGAAAACCTTGAGAAAGACAGAGAAGCTTTTATTAAGCGTCTAAATAGCAAATGGGAGTGATTGAAAATGGATGCATTTGATAAATACTATCTATTTGATCATGACGGCAACAAAATGTTTTCAGTTACACCACATTTTAAAGATGGTCGGCATTTAGTTGTTGGAATAAAAGAAACAAAATTTAATGGTCGTCGTTGGTATTTAGACGATTATGAATTAAATACACTTATTGATAATGAACAAATGGAGTTAGGACACCAAACAAGCTTATTTGAATATATATGAGGGATTACATGGAGATAGAAATTAAATTTAATGAAGTGTTTAATGCGCCGATGGGGTCGCCTCGTCCACGCTTTCGTAAAACAGGTAGATTTGTTCAAACTTACATGCCAACGTCTTACACAAAGCATAAAGCGTATATACAAGGGCAAATGCCTAAGTTAAATCTAGAGCGCGCACTAAAAATCGAATTAGACTTTTACTTTCCATTGCTTAAATCATGGTCGAAGAAAAAGAAAATTGAAATGGTTGGACAGTATAAAGTGACTAAGCAGGATATCGATAACTTAATTAAAACGGTATTAGATGCTTGTAATGGTCATGTATGGAAAGACGATAACCAAATTACAGAAATAACTAGCTCAAAGCGTTATGGAATTGAGCCCAAAATAATCATACGAATAGAAGAAATATAAGAGGTGGATAAAATGGCGAGAAAAGCAAGAATTGTAACAATAAACGATAAACCTTATAGGTTCAGTAAATTTGAAATGGAATTAATAGAAAGTCACGGTATAACCGCTGGAATGGTTTCTAAGAGAGTAAAAGACGGTTGGGAACTACATGAAGCAATGGACGCACCAGAAGGTACGCGTTTAAGCGAGTACAGAGAAAAGAAAACAATAGAAAGACTGGAACAAGCTAGACTCGAACGCAAATTGGAAAGAAAGCGAAAGAGAGAGGCTGAGCTAAGAAGAAAGAAGCCACATTTGTTTAATGTACCACAGAAACATCCAAGAGGACGTTATGCGTGCTACCTGATGGAAAACGACATATTCGTGAAAGTTAAGAAGTAGATCATGACAGATAACGCACGCAAAGAATACCTAAATCAATTCTTTGGATCTAAGAGATATCTGTATCAGGATAACGAACGAGTGGCACATATTCATGTAGTAAACGGCACTTATTACTTTCATGGGCATATCGTACCAGGTTGGCAAGGCGTGAAAAAGACATTTGATACAGCAGAAGAGCTCGAAACATATATAAAGCAACATGGTTTGGAATACGAGGAGCAGAAGCAACTAACTTTATTTTAGAGGAGATGGAAATGATGAATAACCGCGAACAAATTGAACAATCAATTATCAGTGCTAGTGCCTATAACGGTAATGACACAGAGGGATTACTAAAAGAGGTTGAAGACGTGTATAAGAAAGCGCAAGCGTTTGATGAAATACTTGAGGGTTTACCTAATGCTATGCAAGATGCACTCAAAGAAGATATTGGTCTTGATGAAGCAGTAGGGATTATGACGGGGCAAGTGGTCTATAAATATGAGGAGGAGCAGGAAAATGAGTATTAGTGTAGGAGATAAAGTATATAACCATGAAACAAACGAAAGTCTAGAGATTGTGCAATTGGTCGGAGATATTAGAGATACACATTATAAACTGTCTGATGATTCAGTTATTAGCATTATAGATTTTATTACTAAACCAATTTATCTAATTAAGGGGGACGAGTGAGTGGAATGGAAACGATTAAAAAAATGTGGTGCCGCACCCAGTTATCAAAAATAAAAACTTAAAGTCGGTATACGTAACAAAAGATAATGTGAAAGAGGTTCAAAAAGAATTAGGTTTCTTTGAAATTTTTAGTGAAGAAGTGTTATTAACTTGATTTTTATCATTTCAAAGGATGCCTATTTACATTATTTGGATTAATCCTAAATCTCATAAGACGCATAGATATTACTTTGCTAACGAGCATGAGATTGAAAGATATTTTGAATTTTTGGAGGACGAGTAAATGCTTGAAATCATCGACCAACGTGATGCATTGCTAGAAGAAAAGTATTTAAACGACGACTGGTGGTACGAGTTAGATTATTGGTTGAATAAACGCAAGTCAGAAAATGAACAGATTGATATTGATAGAGTGCTTAAATTTATTGAGGAATTAAAACGATAGGAGATAACGAATAAATGAATAATTTAACAGTAGATCAATTACAAGAGTTATTACAAATACAAAAGGAGTTCGACGATAGAATACCAACGCTGAACTTACGAGATAGCAAAATAGCATATGTAGTTGAATTCTTTGAATGGTTTAATACATTGGAAACGTTTAAGAACTGGAAGAAGAAACCAGGTAAGCCGTTAGACGTACAACTTGATGAATTAGCTGACATGTTGGCGTTTGGATTGAGTATTGCGAATCAAGTAGGAGTGTCATCAGAAGAGATAAAAGAAGCGATTGAATCAAGTTTTAAAGATACAGAATTTCACAAAATGTTTAATTTTAAAGATAAAGAATTTGCTCAAGACGCAGTTGTTAGTACACCACAGATAATATTCAAAGAATTTTATCCCGACCAACAAGCAATTGTTATAGTGATAGACATAGCTTACAACTTATATTCTATCGACCAACTCATTGACGCATACAAAAAGAAAATGAAAAGGAATCATGAAAGACAAGATGGAACAGCAGACGCAGGAAAAGGATACGTGTAAAGACATATTAGATCGAGTCAAGGAGGTTTTGGGGAAGTGACACAATACCTAGTCACAACATTCAAAGATTCAACAGGACGCAAGCATACACACATAACTAAAGCTAAGAGCAATCAAAGGTTTACAGTTGTTGAGGCAGAGAGTAAAGAAGAAGCGAAAGAGAGGTACGAGGCGCAAGTTAAAAGAGGTGCAGTTATTAAAGTGGGTCAGTTGTTTGAAAATATAAGGGAGTGTGGGAAATGATTAAGCAAATACTAAGATTATTATTCCTACTAGCAATGTACGAGTTAGGTAAGTATGTAACTGAGCAAGTATATATTATGATGACGGCTAATGATGATGTAGAGGCGTCGAGTGATTACGTCTTTCGAGCGGAGGTGAGTGAATAATGAGAATATTTATTTATGATTTGATCGTTTTGCTGTTTGCTTTCTTAATATCCATATATATTATTGATGATGGAGTGATAATAAATGCATTAGGAATTTTTGGTATGTATAAAATTATAGATTCCTTTTCAGAAAATATTATAAAGAGGTAGATAAAAATGAACGAGCAAATAATAGGAAGCATATATACTTTAGCAGGAGGTGTTGTGCTTTATTCAGTTAAAGAGATTTTTAGGTATTTTACAGATTCTAACTTACAACGTAAAAAAATCAATTTAGAACAAATATATCCGATATATTTAGATTGTTTTAAAAAGGCTAAAAAGATGATTGGAGCTTATATTATTCCAACAGAACAGCATGAATTTTTAGATTTTTTTGATATTGAAGTCTTTAATAATTTAGATAAGCAAAGTAAAAAAGCGTATGAAAATGTTATTGGATTTAGACAAATGATTAATTTATCAAATAGAGTTAAGGCAATGGAAGATTTTAAGATGAGTTTCAACAATGAATTTAGTACAAATCAGATTTTTTTTAATCCTTCTTTTGTTATGGAAACAATTGCTATTATAAATGAATATCAAAAAGATATATCTTATTTAAAAAATATAATTAATAAAATGAATGAAAATAGAGCTTATAATCATATTGATAGTTTTATCACTTCAGAGTACCGACGAAAAATAAACGATTATAATCTTTATCTTGATAAATTTGAAGAACAGTTTAGTCAAAAGTTTAAAATAAACAGAACTTCGATAAAAGAAAGAATTATTATTAATTTAAACAAGAGGAGATTTAAATGATGTGGATTACTATGACTATTGTATTTGCTATATTGCTATTAGTTTGTATCAGTATTAATAGTGATCGTGCAAGAGAGATACAAGCACTCAGATATATGAATGATTATCTACTTGATGAAGTAGTTAAAACTAAAGGATACAACGGGTTAGAAGAATACAGGATTGAATTGAAGCGAATGAATAACGATATTAAAAAGTAATTTATATTATCGGAGGTATTGCATTGAATGATAAAGATTGAGAAACATGATATCAAAAAGCTTGAAGAATACATTCAGCACATCGATAACTATCGAAGAGAGTTGAAGATGCGAGAATATGAATTACTTGAAAGTCATGAACCAGATAATGCAGGAGCTAGCAAAAGTAATTTGCCAGGTAATCCGATTGAACGATGTGCAATAAAGAAGTTTAGTGATAACAGATACAATACATTAAGAAATATAGTTAATGGTGTAGATAGACTGATAGATGAGAGCGATGAGGATACGCTTGAGTTATTAAGGTTTAGATATTGGGATTGTCCTATTGGTTGTTATGAGTGGGAAGATATCGCGCATTACTTTGGTACAAGTAAGACAAGTATATTGCGTAGAAGAAATGCACTGATCGATAAGTTAGCGAAGTATATTGGTTATGTGTAGCGGACTTTCACCCTATGTAAGTCCGCATTAAAACAGTTTATTATGTTAGTATCAGATTAATATTTAAAGTTATTAAATGCTAATACAACGCATGAACAAGAGGCGCATCACTATGTGATGTGTCTTTTTATTTATGAGGTATGAACATGTTCAAACTAATTGTAAATACATTACTACACATCAAGTATAGATGCGTCTTGATACTACTTAAGTTATATAAGGTGAAACATTATGATGACTAAAGACGAACGTATACGATTCTATAAGTCTAAAGAATGGCAAACAACAAGAAAAAGAGTGCTAGAAAGAGATAATTATGAATGTCAACAATGTAAGCGAGACGGCAAGTTAACGACATATGACAAAAGCAAGCGTAAGTCGTTGGATGTAGATCATATATTATCGCTAGAACATCATCCGGAGTTTGCTCATGACTTAAACAATTTAGAAACACTGTGTATTAAATGTCACAACAAAAAAGAAAAGAGATTTATAAAAAAAGAAAATAAATGGAAAGATGAAAAATGGTAAATACCCCCGGGTCAAAAAAATCGAAAGTGATCAAAACGCTTGGGGAACGGGCAGGGGCTCGACTTCGCGATAATTTTAAAAATCCATGTATAACCCCCCCTCTTATAACCATTTTAAGGCAGGTGATGAAATGGAGATTATAGTTGATGAAAACTTAGTGCTTAAAGAAAAAGAAAGGCTGCAAGTATTATATAAAGACATACCTAGCAATAAATTAAAAGTAGTTGATGGTTTAATTATTCAAGCAGCAAGGCTACGTGTAATGCTTGATTACATGTGGGAAGACATAAAAGAAAAAGGTGACTATGATTTATTTACTCAATCTGAAAAGGCGCCACCATATGAAAGGGAAAGACCAGTAGTCAAACTATTTAATGCTAGAGATGCTGCATATCAAAAAATAATCAAACAATTATCGGATTTATTGCCCGAAGAGAAAGAAGACACAGAAACGCCATCTGATGATTACCTATGATTAGTAATAAATACGTTGATGAATATATAAATTTGTGGAAACAAGGAAAGATAATTTTAAATAAAGAAAGAATTGATCTCTTTAATTATCTACAAAAACATATATATTCACGAGATGATGTATATTTTGATGAACAGAAAATCGAGGATTGTATCAAATTTATTGAAAAATGGTATTTTCCAACATTACCATTTCAAAGGTTTATCATAGCTAATATATTTCTTATAGATAAAAATACAGATGAAGCTTTCTTTACAGAATTTGCTATTTTCATGGGACGTGGAGGCGGGAAAAACGGTCTAATAAGTGCTATTAGTGATTTTCTTTCTACGCCCTTACACGGAGTTAAAGAATATCACATCTCCATTGTTGCTAATAGTGAAGATCAAGCAAAAACATCGTTTGATGAAATCAGAACCGTTTTAATGGATAACAAACGAAATAAGACGGGTAAAACGCCAAAAGCTCCTTATGAAGTTAGTAAAGCAAAAATAATAAACCGTGCAACTAAATCGGTTATTCGATATAACACATCAAACACAAAAACCAAAGACGGTGGACGTGAGGGGTGTGTTATTTTTGATGAAATTCATTATTTCTTTGGTCCTGAAATGGTAAACGTCAAACGTGGTGGATTAGGTAAAAAGAAAAATAGAAGAACGTTTTATATAAGTACTGATGGTTTTGTTAGAGAGGGTTATATCGATGCAATGAAGCACAAAATTGCAAGTGTATTAAGTGGCAAGGTTAAAAATAGTAGATTGTTTGCTTTTTATTGTAAGTTAGACGATCCAAAAGAAGTTGATGACAGACAGACGTGGGAAAAGGCGAACCCAATGTTACATAAACCGTTATCAGAATACGCTAAAACACTGCTAAGCACGATTGAAGAAGAATATAACGATTTACCATTCAACCGTTCAAATAAGCCTGAATTCATGACTAAGCGAATGAATTTGCCTGAAGTTGACCTTGAAAAAGTAATAGCACCATGGAAAGAAATACTAGCGACTAATAGAGAGATACCAAATTTAGATAATCAAATGTGTATTGGTGGTTTAGACTTTGCAAATATCCGAGATTTCGCAAGTGTAGGGCTACTATTTCGAAAGAACGACGATTATATTTGGTTAGGACATTCTTTTGTAAGACAAGGGTTTTTGGATGATGTCAAATTAGAGCCACCTATTAAAGAATGGGAAAAAATGGGATTATTGACCATTGTAGATGATGATGTCATTGAAATTGAATATATAGTTGATTGGTTTTTAAAGGCTAGAGAAAAATATGGGCTTGAAAAAGTCATAGCTGATAATTATAGAACTGATATTGTAAGACGTGCGTTTGAGGATGCTGGCATAAAACTTGAAGTACTTAGAAATCCAAAAGCAATACATGGATTACTTGCACCACGTATCGATACAATGTTTGCGAAACATAACGTAATATATGGAGACAATCCTTTGATGCGTTGGTTTACTAATAATGTTGCAGTAAAGGTTAAACCCGATGGTAATAAAGAATATATTAAAAAAGATGAAAATAGAAGAAAAACCGATGGGTTCATGGCTTTTGTTCACGCATTATATAGAGCAGACGATATAGTAGACAAAGACATGTCTAAAGCGCTTGATGCATTAATGAGTATAGATTTCTAATAGAGGAGGTGAGACATGAGTATTCTAGAAAAGATATTTAAAACTAGGAAAGATATAACATATATGCTTGATTTAGATATGATAGAAGATCTATCACAACAAGCGTATGTGAAACGTTTAGCGATTGATAGTTGTATTGAATTTGTTGCGCGAGCTGTCGCTCAAAGTCATTTTAAAGTATTGGAAGGTAATAGAATTCAAAAGAATGATGTTTACTACAAGTTAAATATAAAACCAAATACTGACTTATCAAGCGATAGTTTTTGGCAACAAGTTATATATAAACTAATTTATGATAACGAGGTTTTAATCGTAGTAAGTGACAGCAAAGAATTACTTATCGCAGATAGCTTTTACAGAGAAGAGTACGCTTTGTATGATGATATATTCAAAGATGTAACGGTTAAAGATTATACTTATCAACGTACTTTCACAATGCAAGAGGTCATATATTTAAAGTACAACAACAATAAAGTGACACACTTTGTAGAAAGTCTATTCGAAGATTACGGGAAAATATTCGGAAGAATGATAGGTGCACAATTAAAAAACTATCAAATAAGAGGGATTTTGAAATCTGCCTCTAGCGCATATGACGAAAAGAATATAGAAAAATTACAAGCGTTCACAAATAAATTATTCAATACTTTTAATAAAAATCAACTAGCAATCGCGCCTTTGATAGAAGGTTTTGATTATGAGGAATTATCTAATGGTGGTAAGAATAGTAACATGCCTTTTTCTGAATTGAGTGAGCTAATGAGAGATGCAATAAAAAATGTTGCGTTGATGATTGGTATACCTCCAGGTTTGATTTACGGAGAAACAGCTGATTTGGAAAAGAACACGCTTGTATTTGAGAAGTTCTGTTTAACACCTTTATTAAAAAAGATTCAGAACGAATTAAACGCGAAACTCATAACACAAAGCATGTATTTGAAAGATACAAGAATAGAAATTGTCGGTGTGAATAAAAAAGACCCACTTCAATATGCTGAAGCAATTGACAAACTTGTAAGTTCTGGTTCATTTACAAGGAATGAGGTGCGGATTATGTTAGGTGAAGAACCATCAGACAATCCTGAATTAGACGAATACCTGATTACTAAAAACTACGAAAAAGCTAACAGTGGTGAAAATGATGAAAAAGAAAAAGATGAAAACACTTTGAAAGGTGGTGATGAAGATGAAAGTGGAGATTAAAGGCGTCATCGTTTCCAACGAAGATAAATGGGTTTACGAAATGCTTGGTATGGATTCGACTTGTCCTAAAGATGTTTTAACACAACTAGAATTTAGTGATGAAGATGTTGATATTATAATTAACTCAAATGGTGGTAACCTAGTAGCTGGTAGTGAAATATATACACATTTAAGAGCTCATAAAGGCAAAGTGAATGTTCGTATCACAGCAATAGCAGCAAGTGCGGCATCGCTTATCGCAATGGCTGGTGACCACATCGAAATGAGTCCGGTTGCTAGAATGATGATTCACAATCCTTCAAGTATTGCGCAAGGAGAAGCGAAAGATCTAAATCATGCTGCAGAAACATTAGAACATGTTGGTCAAATAATGGCTGAGGCATATGCGGTTAGAGCTGGTAAAAACAAACAAGAACTTGTAGAAATGATGGCTAGGGAAACGTGGCTAAATGCTGATGAAGCCATTGAACAAGGTTTTGCGGATAGTAAAATGTTTGAAAACGACAATATGCAAATTGTAGCAAGCAATACACAAGTGTTATCGAAAGATGTATTAAATCGTGTAACAGCTTTGGTAAGTAAAACGCCAGAGGTTAACATTGATATTGACGCAATAGCAAATAAAGTAATTGAAAAAATAAATATGAAAGAAAAGGAATCAGAAATCGATGTTGCAGATAGTAAAGTATCAGCAAATGGATTTTCAAGATTCCTTTTTTAATACAAAAAATAGGAGGTCATAAAATGACTATAAATTTATCGGAAACATTCGCAAATGCGAAAAACGAATTTATTAATGCAGTAAACAACGGTGAACCGCAAGAAAGACAAAATGAATTGTACGGTGACATGATTAACCAACTATTTGAAGAAACTAAATTACAAGCAAAAGCAGAAGCTGAAAGAGTTTCTAGTTTACCTAAATCAGCACAATCTTTGAGTGCAAACCAAAGAAGTTTCTTCATGGATATCAATAAAAACGTTAACTATAAAGAAGAAAAACTTTTGCCAGAAGAAACAATTGATAGAATTTTTGAAGATTTGACGACGAATCATCCGTTATTAGCTGATTTAGGTATTAAAAACGCTGGTTTGCGTTTGAAGTTCTTAAAATCTGAAACTTCTGGCGTAGCCGTTTGGGGTAAAATCTATGGTGAAATTAAAGGTCAATTAGATGCTGCGTTCAGTGAAGAAACAGCAATTCAAAATAAATTGACAGCGTTTGTTGTTTTACCAAAAGATTTAAATGATTTTGGTCCTGCGTGGATTGAAAGATTTGTTCGTGTTCAAATCGAAGAAGCATTTGCAGTGGCGCTTGAAACTGCGTTCTTAAAAGGTACTGGTAAAGACCAACCAATCGGCTTAAACCGTCAAGTACAAAAAGGTGTATCGGTAACTGAGGGTGCTTATCCAGAGAAAGAAGAACAAGGTACGCTTACATTTGCTAATCCGCGCGCTACGGTTAATGAATTGATGCAAGTGTTTAAATACCACTCAACTAACGAGAAAGGTAAATCAGTAGCGGTTAAAGGTAATGTAACAATGGTTGTTAATCCGTCCGATGCTTTTGAGGTTCAAGCACAGTATACACATTTAAATGCAAATGGCGTATATGTTACTGCTTTACCATTTAATTTGAATGTTATCGAGTCTACAGTCCAAGAAGCAGGTAAGGTTTTAACGTACGTTAAAGGTTTATATGATGGTTATTTAGCTGGTGGTATTAATGTTCAGAAATTTAAAGAAACACTTGCGTTAGATGATATGGATTTATACACTGCAAAACAATTTGCTTACGGCAAAGCGAAAGATAATAAAGTTGCTGCTGTTTGGAAATTAGATTTAAAAGGACATAAGCCAGCTTTAGAAGGTACCGAAGAAACACTATAAAATTTTATGAGGTGATAAAATGGTGAAATTTAAAGTTGTTAGAGCTTTTAAAGACATAGAGCACAATCAACACAAGTACAAAGTAGGGGAGTTGTATCCAGCTGAAGGGTATAACAATCCTCGTGTTGAATTGTTGACAAATCAAATCAAAAATAAGTACGACAAAGTTTATATCGTACCTTTAGATAAGCTGACAAAACAAGAATTATTAGAACTATGCGAATCATTACAAAAAAAAGCGTCTAGTTCAATGGTTAAAAGTGAAATCGTCGACTTATTGAATGGTGAAGACAATGACGATTGATGATTTGCTTGTCAAATTTAAATCACTTGAAAAGATTGACCATAATTCAGAGGATGAGTACTTAAAGCAGTTGTTAAAAATGTCGTACGAGCGTATAAAAAATCAGTGCGGAGTTTTTGAATTAGAGAATTTAATAGGTCAAGAATTGATACTTATACGCGCTAGATATGCTTATCAAGATTTATTAGAACACTTCAACGATAATTACAGACCTGAAATAATAGATTTTTCGTTATCTCTAATGGAGGTATCAGAAGATGAAGAAAGTGTTTAAAAAACCTAGAATTACAACTAAACGTTTAAATACTCGTGTTCATTTTTATAAGTATACTGAAAATAATGGTCCAGAAGCTGGAGAAAAAGAAGAAAAATTATTATATAGCTGTTGGGCGAGTATTGATGGTGTCTGGTTACGTGAATTAGAACAAGCTATCTCAAACGGAACCCAAAATGACATTAAATTGTATATTCGTGATCCGCAAGGTGATTATTTACCCAGTGAAGAACATTATCTTGAAATTGAATCAAGATATTTCAAAAATCGTTTGAATATAAAGCAAGTATCACCAGATTTGGATAATAAAGACTTTATTATGATTCGTGGAGGATATAGTTCATGAGTGTGAAAGTGATAGGTGATAAAGCATTAGAAAGAGAATTAGAAAAACGTTTTGGCATAAAAGAGATGGTAAAAGTTCAAGATAAGGCGTTAATAGCTGGTGCTAAGGTAATTGTTGAAGAAGTAAAAAAACAACTAAAGCCCTCAAAAGATACGGGAGCATTAATTAATGAGGTAAGTTTTAGTAAACCTGAATGGATAAACGGAAAACGTACAATTACTGTTCATTGGCGAGGTTCTAAAGACCGTTATAAAATCGTACATTTAATTGAATATGGACACGTTCAAAAAGAAACAGGTAAATTTATCAAACCTAAAGCTATGGGCGGTGTTAATAGAGCAATAAGACAAGGGCAAAATAAGTATTTTGAGACGCTAAAAAGGGAGTTGAAAAAATTGTGATTGATATTTTGTACAAAGTTCATGAAGTGATTAGTCAAGACAGAATTATTAGAGAGCACGTAAATATCAATAATATTAAGTTCAATAAATACCCTAATGTAAAAGATACTGATGTACCTTTTATTGTTATTGACGATATCGACGACCCAATACCTACAACTTATACTGACGGAGATGAGTGTGCATATAGTTATATTGTCCAAATAGATGTTTTTGTTAAGTACAATGATGAATATAATGCGAGAATCATAAGAAATAAGATATCTAATCGTATTCAAAAGTTATTATGGTCTGAACTAAAAATGGGAAATGTTTCAAATGGAAAACCGGAATATATAGAAGAATTTAAAACATATAGAAGCTCTCGCGTTTACGAGGGCATTTTTTATAAGGAGGAAAATTAAATGGCAGTAAAACATGCAAGTGCGCCAAAGGCGTATATTAACATTACTGGTTTAGGTTTCGCTAAATTAACGAAAGAAGGCGCGGAATTAAAATATAGTGATATTACAAAAACAAGAGGATTACAAAAAATTGGTGTTGAAACTGGTGGAGAACTAAAAACAGCTTATGCTGATGGCGGTCCAATTGAATCAGGGAATACAGACGGAGAAGGTAAAATCTCATTACAAATGCATGCGTTCCCTAAAGAGATTCGCAAAATTGTTTTTAATGAAGATTATGATGAAGATGGCGTTTACGAAGAGAAACAAGGTAAACAAAACAATTACGTAGCTGTATGGTTCAGACAAGAGCGTAGAGACGGTACATTTAGAACAGTTTTATTACCTAAAGTTATGTTTACAAATCCTAAAATCGATGGAGAAACGGCTGAGAAAGATTGGGATTTCTCAAGTGAAGAGGTTGAAGGTGAGGCACTTTTCCCTTTAGTTGATAATAAAAAGTCTGTACGTAAATATATCTTTGACTCAGCTAACATGACAAATCATGGTGGCGACGGTGAAAAAGGCGAAGAGGCTTTCTTAAAGAAAATTTTAGGCGAAGAATATACTGGAAACGTGACAGAGGATAACGAAGAAACTTTGTAACGAAACCGGCTTCATCGGAAACTGCGGTAAAGTCGGTTAATATACCAGATAGCATTAAAACACTTAAAGTTGGCGACACATACGATTTAAATGTTGTAGTAGAGCCATCTAATCAAAGTAAGTTATTGAAATACACAACAGATCAAACGAATATTGTATCAATCAATAGAGATGGTCAAGTTACTGCGGAAGCACAAGGCATTGCTACGGTTAAAGCAACAGTTGGTAATATGAGTGACACTATAACAATAAATGTAGAAGCATAAGAGGGGGCAACCCCTCTATTTTATTTGAAAATAAGGAGAGTATTATAAAATGGCAAAATTAAAACGTAACATTATTCAATTAGTAGAAGACCCGAAAGCAAATGAAATTAAATTACAAACGTACTTAACACCACACTTCATTTCATTTGAAATTGTATACGAAGCAATGGATTTAATCGATGATATTGAGGACGAAAATAGCACGATGAAACCAAGAGAAATCGCTGACAGATTGATGGATATGGTTGTAAAAATTTACGATAACCAATTCACAGTTAAAGACTTAAAAGAACGTATGCATGCACCTGATGGAATGAATGCACTTCGTGAACAAGTAATTTTCATTACTCAAGGTCAGCAAACTGAGGAAACTAGAAATTTTATCCAGAACATGAAATAAAGCCTGAAGATTTAACATATAAAGCAATGTTGAAAAATATGGATACTCTCATGATGGACTTAATTGAAAATGGTAAAGACGCTAACGAAGTTTTAAAAATGCCATTTCATTATGTACTTTCCATATATCAAAATAAAAACAATGACATTTCTGAAGAAAAAGCAGAGGCTTTAATTGATGCATTTTAACCTTAACCGTTTGGTTAGGGTTATTTTTTTGAACTTTTTTAGAAAGGAGGTAAAAAATGGGAGAAAGAATAAAAGGTTTATCTATAGGTTTGGATTTGGATGCAGCAAATTTAAATAGATCATTTGCAGAAATCAAACGAAACTTTAAAACTTTAAATTCTGACTTAAAGTTAACCGGCAACAACTTCAAATATACCGAAAAATCAACTGATAGTTACCAACAAAGGATTAAAGAACTTGACGGAACTATCATAGGTTATAAGAAAAATGTTGATGATTTAGCCAAGCAATATGACAAGGTATCTCAAGAACAGGGTGAAAACAGTGCAGAAGCTCAAAAATTACGGCAAGAATATAACAAACAAGCAAATGAGCTGAATTATTTAGAAAGAGAATTGCAAAAAACATCGGCTGAGTTTGAAGAGTTCAAAAAAGCCCAAGTTGAAGCTCAAAGAATGGCAGAAAGTGGCTGGGGGAAAACCAGTAAAATTTTTGAAAGTATGGGACCTAAATTAACAAAAATGGGTGATGGTTTAAAATCTATTGGTAAAGGTATGATGATTGGTGTTACCGCACCTGTTTTAGGTATTGCAGCAGCATCAGGAAAAGCTTTTGCAGAAGTTGATAAAGGTTTAGATACAGTTACCCAAGCAACAGGAGCAACCGGCGGAGAGCTTAAGAAGTTGCAGAATTCATTTAAAGATGTTTATGGCAACTTTCCAGCAGATGCTGAGACTGTAGGCGGTGTTTTAGGGGAAGTTAACACAAGGTTAGGTTTCACTGGCAAAGAACTTGAGAGTGCCACAGAGTCATTCTTGAAATTTAGTCACATAACAGGTTCTGAAGGCGTACAAGCCGTTCAATTAATTACGCGTGCAATGGGTGATGCAGGTATTGAAGCTGATGAGTATCAAAGTGTACTTGATATGGTAGCGAAAGCAGCACAGGCTAGCGGTATAAGTGTTGATACATTAGCTGATAGCATTACTAAATACGGTGCTCCAATGAGGGCTATGGGCTTTGAGATGAAAGAATCAATCGCTTTATTCTCTCAATGGGAGAAATCAGGTGTTAATACTGAAATAGCCTTCAGTGGTTTGAAAAAAGCTATATCCAATTGGGGTAAAGCTGGTAAAAATCCAAGAGAAGAATTTAAGAAGACATTAGCAGAAATTGAAAAGACGCCGGATATAGCTAGCGCAACAAGTTTAGCGATTGAAGCATTTGGTGCAAAAGCAGGTCCTGATTTAGCAGATGCTATTAAAGGTGGTCGTTTTAGTTATCAAGAATTTTTAAAAACTATCGAAGATTCCCAAGGCACAGTAAATCAAACGTTTAAAGATTCTGAAAGTGGCTCCGAAAGATTTAAAGTAGCAATGAATAAATTAAAATTAGTAGGTGCTGATGTATGGACTTCTATTGAAAGTGCGTTTGCACCAGTAATGGAAGAATTAATCAAAAAGCTATCTATAGCGGTTGATTGGTTTTCCAATTTAAGTGATGGTTCTAAAAGATCAATTGTTATTTTCGGTGGTATTGCTGCTGCAATTGGTCCTGTAGTTTTTGGATTAGGCGCATTTATAAGTACAATTGGCAATGCAGTAACTGTATTAGCCCCACTATTAGCTGGTATTGCAAAGGCTGATGGATTAATTAGTTTTTTATCGACTAAAGTACCTATATTAGGAACTGTCTTCACGGCTTTAACTGGTCCAATTGGCATTGTATTAGGTGTTTTGGCTGGCTTAGCAGTCGCATTTACAATTGCTTATAAGAAATCTGAAACTTTCAGAAATTTTGTTAATGGTGCAATTGAAAGTGTTAAACAAACATTTAGTAATTTTATTCAATTTATTCAACCTTTCATTGATTCTGTTAAAAACATCTTTAAACAAGCGATATCAGCAATAGTTGATTTTGCTAAAGATATTTGGAGTCAAATTAATGGATTCTTTAATGAAAACGGAATTTCTATTGTTCAAGCGCTTCAAAATATATGCAATTTTATCAAAGCTATATTTGAATTTATTATAAATTTTGTAATTAAACCAATCATGTTCGCGATTTGGCAAGTGATGCAATTTATTTGGCCGGCGGTTAAAGCTTTAATTGTCAGTACTTGGGAGAATATAAAAGGTGTGATACAAGGAGCTTTAAATATCATACTAGGTTTAATTAAGTTCTTCTCAAGTTTATTTACTGGAGATTGGCGAGGAGTTTGGGATGCGATTGTTATGATTCTTAAAGGAGTCGTTCAATTAATATGGAATTTAATTCAATTATGGTTTGTAGGCAAAATACTTGGCGTTGTTAGGTACTTTGGCGGATTGCTAAAAGGATTAATAGCAGGTATTTGGGACGTAATAAAAAGTATATTCAGTAAATCTTTATCAGCAATTTGGAATGCGACAAAAAGTATTTTTGGATTCTTATTTAATAGTGTCAAATCAATTTTCACGAATATGAAAAATTGGTTATCTAATACTTGGAGTAGTATCCGTACGAATACGATAGGAAAAGCGCAGTCATTATTTAGTGGCGTCAAATCAAAATTTACTAATTTATGGAATGCGACGAAAGAAATTTTTAGTAATTTAAGAAATTGGATGTCAAATATTTGGAATTCCATTAAAGATAATACGGTAGGAATTGCTAGCCGTTTATGGAGTAAGGTACGTGGAATTTTTACAAATATGCGTGACGGCTTACAAAGTATTATCAGCAAAATTAAAAGTCATATCGGCGGTATGGTAGATGCTATTAAAAAAGGACTTAATAAATTAATCGACGGTTTAAACTGGGTCGGTGGTAAGTTGGGCATGGATAAAATACCTAAGTTACATACTGGTACAGAGCACACACATACTACTACAAGATTAGTTAAGAACGGTAAGATTGCACGTGACACATTCGCTACAGTTGGAGATAAGGGACGCGGAAATGGTCCGAATGGTTTCAGAAATGAAATGATTGAATTCCCTAATGGCAAACGGGTACTTACGCCTAATACAGATACGACAGCGTACTTACCTAAAGGTTCAAAAGTATATAACGGCGCACAAACTTATTCAATGTTAAATGGAACGCTTCCAAGATTTAGCATAGGTACTATGTGGAAAGATATTAAATCCGGTGCATCATCGGCATTTAACTGGACAAAAGATCAAATAGGTAAAGGTACAAAGTGGCTTGGCGATAAAGTTGGTGATGTCATGGACTTTATCGATAATCCAGGCAAACTTTTAAATTATGTACTTCAAGCGTTTGGAGTTGATTTCAGTTCTCTAACTAAAGGTATGGGTATTGCTGGCGATATAACAAAAGCTGCATGGTCTAAGATTAAGAAAAGTGCAATCAAGTGGCTTGAGGATGCTTTCGCAGAGTCGGGTGATGGCGGTGTATTAGATATGAATAAATTACGTTACTTATACGGTCACACTGCTGCTTATACACGAGAAACCGGACGCCCATTCCATGAAGGTCTGGATTTTGATTACATTTACGAACCTGTTCCATCAACCATTAATGGTAGAGCACAAGTTATGCCTTTTCATAATGGTGGTTATGGAAAATGGGTGAAAATTGTAAAGGGCGCCTTAGAAGTTATTTATGCACATTTATCTAAATATAAAGTTAAAACTGGTCAACAAGTTAGGGTCGGCCAGACTGTTGGTATATCGGGGAATACGGGGTTTAGTACAGGACCTCACTTACATTATGAGATGCGTTGGAATGGAAGACATAGAGACCCGTTACCGTGGTTAAGAAAGAATAATGGGGGCGGCAAAAGTACACCCGGTGGTAATGGTGCAGCTAATGCTAGACGAGCTATTAAGGCTGCTCAAAATATTTTAGGAGGAAGGTATAAGGCGAGTTGGATTACTAACGAGATGATGCGTGTTGCGAGTCGTGAATCCAATTATACAGCTAATGCAGTCAATAATTGGGATAGCAACGCAAGAGCTGGTATACCTTCAAGAGGTATGTTCCAAATGATAGATCCTTCATTTAGAGCGTACGCAAAGTCGGGTTACAATAATCCTCTCAACCCAACTCATCAAGCTATATCGGCTATGAGATATATTGTGGGTAAATGGGTACCAAGAACAGGCTCATGGAGAGCTGCGTTCAAACGTGCTGGTGATTACGCATATGCTACAGGTGGAAAAGTTTTTGATGGTTGGTATAACTTAGGTGAAGACGGTCATCCAGAATGGATTATTCCAACAGATCCAGCTCGTAGAAATGATGCAATGAAGATTTTGCATTATGCAGCAGCAGAAGTAAGAGGGAAAAAAGCGAGTAAAAATAAGCGTCCTAGCCAATTATCAGACTTAAACGGGTTTGATGATCCTAGCTTATTATTGAAAATGATTGAACAACAGCAACAACAAATAGCTTTATTACTGAAAATAGCACAATCTAACGATGTGATTGCAGATAAAGATTATCAGCCGATTATTGACGAATACGCTTTTGATAAAAAGGTGAACGCGTCTATAGAAAAGCGAGAAAGGCAAGAATCAACAAAAGTAAAGTTTAGAAAAGGAGGAATTGCTATTCAATGATAGACACTATTAAAGTGAACAACAAAACAATTCCTTGGTTGTATGTCGAAAGAGGGTTTGAAATACCCTCTTTTAATTATGTTTTAAAAACAGAAAATGTAGATGGACGTTCGGGGTCTATATATAAAGGGCGTAGGCTTGAATCTTATAGTTTTGATATACCTTTGGTGGTACGTAATGACTATTTATCTCACAACGGCATTAAAACACATGATGACGTCTTGAATGAATTAGTAAAGTTTTTTAACTACGAGGAACAAGTTAAATTACAATTCAAATCTAAAGATTGGTACTGGAACGCTTATTTCGAAGGACCAATAAAGCTGCACAAAGAATTTACAATACCTGTTAAGTTCACTATCAAAGTAGTACTAACAGACCCTTACAAATATTCAGTAACAGGAAATAAAAATACTGCGATTTCAGACCAAGTTTCAGTTGTAAATAGTGGGACTGCTGACACTCCTTTAATTGTTGAAGCCCGAGCAATTAAACCATCTAGTTACTTTATGATTACTAAAAATGATGAAGATTATTTTATGGTTGGTGATGATGAGGTAACCAAAGAAGTTAAGGATTACATGCCTCCTGTTTATCATAGTGAGTTTCGTGATTTCAAAGGTTGGACTAAGATGATTACTGAAGATATTCCAAGTAATGACTTAGGTGGTAAGGTCGGCGGTGACTTTGTGATATCCAATCTTGGCGAAGGATATAAAGCAACTAATTTTCCTGATGCAAAAGGTTGGGTTGGTGCTGGCACGAAACGAGGGCTCCCTAAAGCGATGACAGATTTTCAAATTACCTATAAATGTATTGTTGAACAAAAAGGTAAAGGTGCCGGAAGAACAGCACAACATATTTATGATAGTGATGGTAAGTTACTTGCTTCTATTGGTTATGAAAATAAATATCATGATAGAAAAATAGGACATATTGTTGTTACGTTGTATAACCAAAAAGGAGACCCCAAAAAGATATACGACTATCAGAATAAACCGATAATGTATAACTTGGACAGAATCGTTGTTTATATGCGGCTCAGAAGAGTAGGTAATAAATTTTCTATTAAAACTTGGAAATTTGATCACATTAAAGACCCAGATAGACGTAAACCTATTGATATGGATGAGAAAGAGTGGATAGATGGCGGTAAGTTTTATCAGCGTCCAGCTTCTATCATAGCTATCTATAGTGCGAAGTATAACGGTTATAAGTGGATGGAGATGAATGGATTAGGTTCATTCAATACGGAGATTCTACCGAAACCGAAAGGCGCAAGGGATGTCATTATACAAAAAGGTGATTTAGTGAAAATAGATATGCAAGCAAAAAGTGTTGTCATCAATGAGGAACCAATGTTGAGCGAGAAATCGTTTGGAAGTAATTATTTCAATGTTGATTCTGGGTACAGTGAATTAATCATACAACCTGAAAACGTCTTTGATACGACGGTTAAATGGCAAGATAGATATTTATAGAAAGGAGATGAGAGTGTGATACATGTTTTAGATTTTAACGACAAGATTATAGATTTCCTTTCTACTGATGACCCTTCCTTAGTTAGAGCGATTCATAAACGTAATGTTAATGACAATTCAGAAATGCTTGAACTGCTCATATCATCAGAAAGAGCTGAAAAGTTCCGTGAACGACATCGTGTTATTATAAGGGATTCAAACAAACAATGGCGTGAATTTATTATTAACTGGGTTCAAGATACGATGGACGGCTACACAGAGATAGAATGTATAGCGTCTTATCTTGCTGATATAACAACAGCTAAACCGTATGCACCAGGAAAATTTGAGAAAAAGACAACTTCAGAAGCATTGAAAGATGTGTTGAGCGATACAGGTTGGGAAGTTTCTGAACAAACCGAATACGATGGCTTACGTACTACGTCATGGACTTCTTATCAAACTAGATATGAAGTTTTAAAGCAATTATGTACAACCTATAAAATGGTTTTAGATTTTTATATTGAGCTTAGCTCTAATACCGTCAAAGGTAGATATGTAGTACTCAAAAAGAAAAACAGCTTATTCAAAGGTAAAGAAATTGAATATGGTAAAGATTTAGTCGGGTTAACTAGGAAGATTGATATGTCAGAAATCAAAACAGCATTAATTGCTGTGGGACCTGAAAATGACAAAGGGAAGCGTTTAGAGCTAGTTGTGACAGATGACGAAGCGCAAAGTCAATTCAACCTACCTATGCGCTATATTTGGGGGATATATGAACCACAATCAGATGATCAAAATATGAATGAAACACGATTAAGTTCTTTAGCCAAAACAGAGTTAAATAAACGTAAGTCGGCAGTTATGTCATATGAGATTACTTCTACTGATTTGGAAGTTACGTATCCGCACGAGATTATATCAATTGGCGATACAGTCAGAGTAAAACATAGAGATTTTAACCCGCCATTGTATGTAGAGGCAGAAGTTATTGCTGAAGAATATAACATAATTTCAGAAAATAGCACATATACATTCGGTCAACCTAAAGAGTTCAAAGAATCAGAATTACGAGAAGAGTTTAACAAGCGATTAAACCTAATACACCAAAAATTAAACGACAATATTAGCAATATCAATACTATAGTAAAAGATGTTGTAGATGGTGAATTAGAATACTTTGAACGCAAAATTCATAAAAGTGATACACCGCCAGAAAATCCAGTCAATGATACGCTTTGGTATGATACAAGTAACCCTGATGTTGCTGTCTTGCGTAGATATTGGAATGGTCGATGGATTGAAGCAACACCAAATGATGTTGAAAAATTAGGTGGTATAACAAGAGAGAAAGCGCTATTCAGTGAATTAAACAATATTTTTATTAATTTATCTATACAACACGCTAGTCTTTTGTCAGAAGCTACAGAATTACTGAATAGCGAGTACTTAGTAGATAATGATTTGAAAGCGGACTTACAAGCAAGTTTAGACGCTGTGATTGATGTTTATAATCAAATTAAAAATAATTTAGAATCTATGACACCCGAAACTGCAACGATTGGTCGGTTGGTAGATACAAAAACTTTATTTCTTGAGTATAGAAAGAAATTACAAGATGTTTATACAGATGTAGAAGATGTCAAAATCGCCATTTCAGATAGATTTAAATTATTACAGTCACAATACACTGATGAAAAATATAAAGAAGCGTTGGAAATAATAGCAACAAAATTTGGTTTAACGGTGAATGAAGATTTGCAGTTAGTCGGAGAACCTAATGTTGTTAAATCAGCTATTGAAGCAGCTAGAGAATCCACAAAAGAACAATTACGTGACTATGTAAAAACATCGGACTATAAAACAGACAAAGACGGTATTGTTGAACGTTTAGATACTGCTGAAGCTGAGAGAACGACTTTAAAAGGTGAAATCAAAGATAAAGTTACGTTAAACGAATATCAAAACGGATTGGAAGAACAAAAACAATATACTGATGACCAGTTAAGTGATTTGTCCAATAATCCTGAGATTAAAGCAAGTATTGAACAAGCAAATCAAGAAGCGCAAGAAGCTTTAAAATCATACATTGATGCTCAAGATAATCTTAAAGAGAAGGAATCGCAAGCGTATGCTGATGGTAAAATTTCGGAAGAAGAGCAACGCGCTATACAAGATGCTCAAGCTAAACTTGAAGAGGCAAAACAAAACGCAGAACTAAAGGCTAGAAACGCTGAAAAGAAAGCTAATGCTTATACAGACAACAAGGTCAAAGAAAGCACAGATGCACAGAGGAGAACACTGACTCGCTATGGTTCTCAAATTATACAAAATGGTAAGGAAATCAAATTAAGAACTACTAAAGAAGAGTTTAATGCAACCAATCGTACACTTTCAAATATATTAAACGAGATTGTCCAAAACGTTACAGATGGAACAACAATCAGATATGATGATAACGGAGTGGCTCAAGCTTTAAATGTGGGGCCACGTGGTATTAGATTAAATGCTGATAAAATTGATATTAACGGTAATAGAGAAATAAACCTTCTTATCCAAAATATGCGAGATAAAGTAGATAAAACCGATATTGTCAACAGCCTTAATTTATCAAGAGAGGGTCTTGATATCAATGTTAATAGAATTGGAATTAAAGGCGGTAACAATAACAGATATGTTCAAATACAGAATGATTCTATTGAACTAGGTGGTATTGTGCAACGAACTTGGAAAGGCAAACGATCAACCGATGATATATTCACACGTCTTAAAGATGGACATCTAAGGTTTAGAAATAATACCGCAGGCGGTTCACTTTATATGTCACATTTTGGTATTTCAACATATATTGATGGAGAAGGCGAAGACGGAGGTTCATCCGGTACTATTCAATGGTGGGATAAAACTTACAGTGATAGCGGTATGAATGGCATAACAATCAATTCCTATGGTGGTGTCGTTGCACTAACGTCAGATAATAATCGGGTTGTTCTGGAGTCTTACGCTTCATCGAATATCAAAAGCAAACAGGCACCGGTGTATTTATATCCAAACACAGACAAAGTGCCTGGATTAAACCGATTTGCATTCACGCTGTCTAATGCAGATAATGCTTATTCGAGTGACGGTTATATTATGTTTGGTTCTGATGAGAACTATGATTACGGTGCGGGTATCAGGTTTTCTAAAGAAAGAAATAAAGGTCTTGTTCAAATTGTTAATGGACGATATGCAACAGGTGGAGATACAACAATCGAAGCAGGGTATGGCAAATTTAATATGCTGAAACGACGTGATGGTAATAGGTATATTCATATACAGAGTACAGACCTACTGTCTGTAGGTTCAGATGATGCAGGAGATAGGATAGCTTCTAACTCAATTTATAGACGTACTTATTCGGCCGCAGCTAATTTGCATATTACTTCTGCTGGCACAATTGGGCGTTCGACATCAGCGCGTAAATACAAGTTATCTATCGAAAATCAATATAACGATAGAGATGAACAACTGGAACATTCAAAAGCTATTCTTAACTTACCTATTAGAACGTGGTTTGATAAAGCTGAGTCTGAAATTTTAGCTAGAGAGCTGAGAGAAGATAGAAAATTATCGGAAGACACCTATAAACTTGATAGATACGTAGGTTTGATTGCTGAAGAGGTGGAGAATTTAGGATTAAAAGAGTTTGTCACGTATGATGACAAAGGAGAAATTGAAGGTATAGCGTATGATCGTCTATGGATTCATCTTATCCCTGTTATCAAAGAACAACAACTAAGAATCAAGAAATTGGAGGAGTCAAAGAATGCAGGATAACAAACAAGGATTACAAGCTAATCCTGAATATACAATTCATTATTTATCACAGGAAATTATGAGGTTAACACAAGAAAACGCGATGTTAAAAGCGTATATACAAGAAAATAAAGAAAATCAACAATGTGCTGAGGAAGAGTAATCCTTAGCACTATTTTTATACAAAAATTTAAGGAGGTCATTTAATTATGGCAAAAGAAATTATCAACAATACAGAAAGGTTTATTTTAGTACAAATCGACAAAGAAGGTACAGAACGTGTAGTATATCAAGATTTCACAGGAAGTTTTACAACTTCTGAAATGGTTAACCATGCTCAAGATTTTAAATCTGAAGAAAACGCTAAGAAAATTGCGGAGACGTTAAATTTGTTATATCAATTAACTAACAAAAAACAACGTGTGAAAGTAGTTAAAGAAGTAGTTGAAAGATCAGATTTATCTCCAGAGGTAACAGTTAACACTGAAACAGTATGAAAAGCTATGAGTTAGATACTCATAATCTTTATTCTTTTAGAAAGCGGGTGTACTGAATTGGGGTGGTTCAAAAAACACGAACATGAATGGCGCATCAGAAGGTTAGAAGAGAATGATAAAACAATGCTCAGCACACTCAACGAAATTAAATTAGGTCAAAAAACCCAAGAGCAAGTTAACATTAAATTAGATAAAACCTTAGATGCTATTCAAAAAGAAAGAGAAATAGATGAAAAGAATAAGAAAGAAAATGATAAGAACATACGTGATATGAAAATGTGGGTGCTTGGTTTAGTTGGGACAATATTTGGGTCGCTAATTATAGCATTATTGCGTATGCTTATGGGCATATAAGAGAGGTGAATAAAATGTTTAAACTAATCTTTGGTTATAGTTTCTGGACATGTTTTTGGTTCGGTAAATGTAAATAAGTTTTAGTCAGTGCTTCGGTACTGACTTTTTATTTATTGTTGTAATTATGGTAATATGCAGAAGTGAGCAAGTTGGATAGATGGTGGCTATCTGAGTATAAGGAGGTGGTGCCTATGGTGGCATTACTGAAATCTTTAGAAAGGAGACGCCTAATGATTACAATTAGTACCATGTTGCAGTTTGGTTTATTCCTTATTGCATTGATAGGTCTAGTAATCAAGCTTATTGAATTAAGCAATAAAAAATAACCATCGCTAACTTTGGCTGGTTTCGATGGTTAAATGGTTATTAATTTAATCTTTAATCTAAAATAGCCACCGTCTTTTTAACGGGCTCATTAGGGTAACATGTTTGCGCATGTTGCCCTTTTTCTATATATAAATTAACACACCATAATATAAATATCAAATAGACGGCTTATTAGTCGTCTTTTTATTTTGGGTAAAAGGAGATAAGAATATGATTAATTGGAAAATTAGAATGAAACAAAAATCATTTTGGGTAGCGATATTGTCAGCTATCTTTTTATTTGCTCAAAACATCGCAAAAGCTATTGGGTATGATATCCAAGTTTATACAGAGCAATTAACAGACGGTTTAAACGCTATATTAGGATTTTTAGTATTAACTGGTGTGATTCAAGACCCGACTACTAAAGGTATAGGTGATAGCCACCAAGCTTTAGAATATGAAGAACCAAGAAGAAAATACTAGGAGGTAAAATAATGAAAACATACAGTGAAGCAAGAGCAAGGTTACGTTGGTATCAAGGTAGATATATTGATTTTGACGGTTGGTATGGTTACCAATGTGCAGATTTAGCAGTTGATTACATTTATTGGTTGTTAGAAATTAGAATGTGGGGAAATGCAAAAGATGCAATCAATAACGATTTTAAAAACATGGCAACAGTATATGAAAACACACCATCGTTTGTTCCACAAATAGGTGATGTGGCTGTATTTACCAAAGGAATATATAAACAATACGGTCATATTGGTTTAGTGTTTAATGGTGGTAATACAAACCAATTTTTAATTTTGGAACAGAACTATGACGGTAACGCAAATACGCCTGCAAAGTTACGTTGGGATAATTATTACGGCTGTACTCACTTTATTAGACCTAAGTATAAAAGTGAGGGCTTAATGAATAAGATCACAAATAAAGTTAAACCACCTGCTCAAAAAGCAGTCGGTAAATCTGCAAGTAAAATAACAGTTGGAAGTAAAGCGCCTTATAACCTTAAATGGTCAAAAGGTGCTTATTTTAATGCGAAAATCGACGGCTTAGGTGCTACTTCAGCCACTAGATACGGTGATAATCGTACTAACTATAGATTCGATGTTGGACAGGCTGTATACGCGCCTGGAACATTAATATATGTGTTTGAAATTATAGATGGTTGGTGTCGCATTTATTGGAACAATCATAATGAGTGGATATGGCATGAGAGATTGATTGTGAAAGAAGTGTTTTAATTCTTAGGTTAAAATGTTAAATATTTGTTAATTATTTTTTAATGTAATTTTAGTTTCTTTTAATATTTTATTGATTTTTAATATTTTCTCAATATAAAATGAAGTTGTTGATATTTATCATCTTAAATAAGGGTGTTAGCTATAAAAAGAGATAAATAAAAACAAATATATTATATTTGGAGGAAGCGCCATGCTCAAAAGAGGTTTATTATTTTTAACTGTTTTATTGTTATTATTCTCATTTTCTTCAATTACTAATGAGGTAAGTGCATCAAGTTCATTCGACAAAGGAAAATATAAAAAAGGCGATGACGCGAGTTATTTTGAACCAACAGGCCCGTATTTGATGGTAAATGTGACTGGAGTTGATGGTAAAGGAAATGAATTGCTATCCCCTCATTATGTCGAGTTTCCTATTAAACCTGGGACTACACTTACAAAAGAAAAAATTGAATACTATGTCGAATGGGCATTAGATGCGACAGCATATAAAGAGTTTAGAGTAGTTGAATTAGATCCAAGCGCAAAGATCGAAGTCACTTATTATGATAAGAATAAGAAAAAAGAAGAAACGAAGTCTTTCCCTATAACAGAAAAAGGTTTTGTTGTCCCAGATTTATCAGAGCATATTAAAAACCCTGGATTCAACTTAATTACAAAGGTTATTATAGAAAAGAAATAAAACAAAATAGTTGTTTATTATAGAAAGCAATGTCTTGATTGAATATGTGTAGTGAAAATTATCTTTCATCAAATTCTCATTCATGCACGAATGGTTCTTCCCCACCTAATCAGATATTAGGTGACTTATGGGGAGAAATCAGTTAGGATGAAAAAGTGGATAATCCTTTTTTAGGCAGGTACTTCGGTACTTGCCTATTTTTTTATGTTATAATCTTTCTAGACGTATTCAAGGGACGTCTTTTTAGATTGTATGTTATAGCTAGCTTTCGGGCTAGTTTTTTGTTATGATGTGTTACACATGCATCAACTATTTACATCTATCCTTGTTCACCCAAGCATGTCACTGGGTGTTTTTTCTTATGATAGAGAGCATAGTTTTCATACTACTCCCTCGTAGTATATATGACTTTAGCATTCCCGTATAATAGTTTACGGGGTGCTTTTTATGTTATAATTAACTGTATATAGTAGGAGTGAACTATATAGCCTGTTAAGTGGCCTAGTAACCTAACACTTATCCTGCAATTGATATCCTTTTTGCCCTTCACTCGATACATATATCTCAACAACATAGAAATATTACAGTCGCTACACCGCATCTTAAATGGTGTGGTTATTTTTATTGGAAGTGTGTATCAGGTATCAGTAATGTTAAAACACCAGCTAAAAATGAAAAGAATTCACCAGTGCCAGCAGGTTATACACTCGATAAAAACAATGTACCGTATAAAAAAGAGACTGGTTATTACACAGTTGCCAATGTTAAAGGTAATAACGTGAGGGATGGCTATTCAACTAATTCAAGAATTACAGGTGTATTACCCAATAACGCAACTATCAAATATGACGGCGCATATTGCATTAATGGCTATAGATGGATTACTTATATTGCTAATAGTGGACAACGTCGTTATATAGCGACAGGAGAGGTAGACAAGGCAGGTAATAGAATAAGCAGTTTTGGTAAGTTTAGTGCAGTTTGATAATTAGATATATAAGGGTTTGGCAAGTTATGAAATGTCTGCCAAACCTTTATATAAAAAAGAAATATCTACCTTTTAATTTATGTAACTACTATTAGTATGCATATTCATTAGTTTTTCCAGGACCATTAATTACATAAGATGATTTAGACTCTCCTTTTTTAAAGAAGTATGTTTTATACATTTTACCTAGTAACTCAACATTTTTTCTATCTTCAGCAAGTGGTGTATTCAGATATACTGTATAGTAACCTTTATTTTCAGTTAAAATAACCATTTTTTCAAATTGAGCAGAATTTTTTGTGCCTTTCTTTAAATAATTTCTCAAACGTTCATCTAATTTTCCTAGCGTTGTAGGAAGACCACTATTTTTAAATGATTCTTTATAAGCTTTTTCTTTCTCTAACATTTTCTTATTTGATTCTATTTCTTCATTTGTAGGAAACGGTTCAAAAGTAAAAGCTTTCGCTGAATGATGGTGTGTACTGATTCCTGCCGTTAAAAAACTTAATGCTAAAACTGTTGTTGCTAATTTCTTTTTCATAATGATGTTAATTCTCCTTAAATTCTATATTTAAATTTATAGTTAGTTTTGCGAAATTCCTAAAATGAGTTTAATCTAATCGACGAAATATATTAATTAACTTGAAATTAATAAAAGATTAATTATTTTTAACTAAAAATTAAAATTCAATTAGTGTTTTGATGAATTTGGTCTCGATAAATTGAAATAATCTAAAAAACGCTATAATTTTTCTATTAATAGTAATTAATATGTGCTATATTTATCTTAGACACAGCAATGTGTTCAAATTTTCATCTATTCATAAGCTAGCCTTCGGGCTAGTTTTTTTGTGCTATATATATTTGTTTTAATTAAATAAAATTAGATAATGCAATAGTAGCCATTTTATGTTAATATTACCTTGGGCGTTTTCAAGGAGCGCCTTTCATTTTTTATGTATTGCTCCCCTTCGGGCTAGTATATTAAATTTATTTTTGCGCTTTCCAAATCAATGTATATGTGTTATATTGTTTATGGGAAGTAGGTAAGCATTTCGGTGCTTACCTTTTTTGTTTTTCTATAAATACAATAAGGTATGTCAATTTGATAATTTATTAATTTTCATTTAATAAGAAGATCTATATAGTTAATGAATAATTAATGTACTTTTTTTTAGTTAGTCATTAAAATAAATTAGTACTAATTACTAAGGAGAATAAAAAATGAAAATTAGAAAATCTATACTTGCGGGAACTTTAGCAATCGTTTTAGCATCACCACTAGTAACTAATCTAGATAAAAATGAGGCACAAGCTAGCACAAGCTTGCCAACATCGAATGAATATCAAAACGAAAAGTTAGCTAATGAATTAAAATCGTTATTAGATGAACTAAATGTTAATGAATTAGCTACTGGAAGTTTAAACACTTATTATAAGCGAACTATAAAAATTTCAGGTCAAAAAGCAATGTATGCTCTTAAGTCAAAAGACTTTAAGAAAATGTCAGAAGCAAAATATCAACTTCAAAAGATTTATAACGAAATTGACGAAGCACTAAAAAGTAAATATTAAAAAAACCACCCTTTTACGGGTGGTTTTAATTTTCTAGATAATATAAAAGTGTTCATAAATAAAACAGTATAGGCAAACAATAAAGTATTGAAAAAAGTAAGTTTAATATGAAAATTGTTAAATGAACGACATCTTTTGTTTTTATAAATATCAAGAAAATAATCAAACTCAAAATAAATAACGTAACTGTAGTCATAGGCGTCCATACATAATCAGCATTAGTCATTAAGAATGGTGCAGCCATTATGAAAAAATTTATAATGCAGATGAAATAGACAATTAGACTATAAATTAGATAAATAACAATACACACCCTTCATAAATAAATAATTTAAATCCTATATATTTTAACAAAAGTAACACACAGAAGTGTAGAAAATAAAAAATATTGGTAAATAAAATCAATAAGTTTAACCAATATGTTGCTCGCTTCATACCGTATATTGCAACAAAAATTCCGATTAAGAAAAATATAGCCCCTATGATAAAACAGAAATCCGATGCTGAATTATTAAAAAATGAGGTGTTTAGAGTTAGAAAATGAGTTAATGAGTTGACTATAACTAATAAGATATTAATTATATTTGTATGGTTCTTCACATGATACCTCCAAGTAAAAAAATCTAATTAATAAAGTGAATGCTTGATGAACAAGCAGTTATTCCAAACAGAATCAATAAGAAAAGTAGAATCAACATGCTAATGCCCCATAAACAACCCTTTTCACTTTCTCTATTATTAATTTCTTGACTTCTTTTAAAGATATTATTACTTTTACATTCTTTAGTTGTTTTAAATTTCACGTTTTTATTACTTCCTTTTGTCTAAAAGTTTACAATGAATTTTTGATTATAATAATATATTCAAAATAGTACTATCTAGTTTGATATGTCAAGCAATATTATTATAAAATTGGAATTCTGAGTTGTCTACTCTAATTTATTATATTTACCTATAAAAATACACCTCAAAAAATAGATTTTTCAGTCTAGCTTTTGGGGTGTACATTCCACACAAACATGTGATTATTTTGATGTTTCTATTAAACTTGTAATTTTAAATTTAAAGTCCCTAAAAAGTCCCTAAAATTTTATTTTATATGAGGTATTATTGATAATGATAAAGTTATAAACCTTGATATTATGCTGTTTTACTTTTTGAATGATAAGTAATTTTATGTTAAAAGTCTCCTAAATGGTAACCATAATTTAGAGCAAGCTAAATCAAATGCAAACACTACTATAAACGGACTTCAACATTTAACAACTGCACAAAAAGATAAATTGAAACAACAAGTGCAACAAGCACAAAATGTTGCAGGTGTAAATACTGTTAAATCAAGTGCCAACACATTAAATGGTGCTATGGGTACGTTAAGAAATAGCATTCAAGATAATACAGCTACGAAAAATGGCCAAAACTATCTTGATGCTACAGAACGTAACAAAACAAACTATAACAATGCTGTTGATAGTGCTAATGGTGTCATTAATGCAACAAGCAATCCAAATATGGATGCTAATGCAATTAACCAAATCGCTACACAAGTGACATCAACGAAAAATGCATTAGATGGTACACATAATTTAACGCAAGCGAAACAAACAGCAACAAATGCCATCGATGGTGCTACTAACTTAAATAAAGCGCAAAAAGATGCGTTAAAAGCACAAGTTACAAGTGCGCAACGTGTTGCAAATGTAACAAGTATCCAACAAACTGCAAATGAACTTAATACAGCTATGGGTCAATTACAACATGGTATTGATGATGAAAATGCAACAAAACAAACTCAAAAATATCGTGATGCAGAGCAAAGTAAGAAAACTGCTTATGATCAAGCTGTAGCTGCTGCGAAAGCAATTTTAAATAAACAAACTGGTTCAAATTCAGATAAAGCAGCAGTTGACCGTGCATTACAACAAGTAACAAGTACGAAAGATGCATTGAATGGTGATGCGAAACTAGCAGAAGCGAAAGCGGCAGCTAAACAAAACTTAGGTACTTTAAACCATATTACAAATGCACAACGTACTGCGTTAGAAGGTCAAATCAATCAAGCGGCGACTGTTGATGGCGTTAATACTGTAAAAACAAATGCCAATACATTAGACGGCGCAATGAATAGTTTGCAAGGTTCAATCAATGATAAAGATGCGACATTAAGAAATCAAAATTATCTTGATGCAGATGAATCAAAACGTAACGCATATACTCAAGCTGTCACAGCAGCTGAAGGCATTTTAAATAAACAAACTGGTGGTAACACATCTAAAGCAGACGTTGATAATGCATTAAATGCAGTTACAAGAGCGAAAGCGGCTTTAAATGGTGCTGAAAACTTAAGAAATACGAAAACTTCAGCAACAAATACAATTAATGGGTTACCAAACTTAACACAATTACAAAAAGACAACTTGAAGCATCAAGTTGAACAAGCGCAAAATGTAGCTGGTGTAAATGGTGTTAAAGATAAAGGTAATACGTTAAATACTGCCATGGGTGCATTACGTACAAGTATCCAAAATGATAATACGACGAAAACAAGTCAAAATTATCTTGATGCATCTGATAGCAACAAAAATAATTACAATACTGCTGTAAATAATGCAAATGGTGTTATTAATGCAACAAGCAATCCAAATATGGATGCTAATGCGATTAATGGCATGGCAAATCAAGTCAATACAACAAAAGCAGCGTTAAATGGTGCACAAAACTTAGCTCAAGCTAAAACAAATGCAACGAACACAATTAACAACGCACATGACTTAAACCAAAAACAAAAAGATGCATTAAAAACACAAGTTAACAATGCACAACGTGTATCTGATGCAAATAACGTTCAACATACAGCTACTGAATTGAACGGCGCGATGACAGCACTTAAAGCAGCTATTGCTGATAAAGAAAGAACAAAAGCAAGCAGTAATTATGTCAATGCTGATCAAGAAAAACGTCAAGCGTATGATTCAAAAGTGACGAACGCTGAAAATATCATTAATGGTACACCGAATGCGACATTAACAGTCAATGACGTAAATAGTGCGACTTCACAAGTCAATGCGGCTAAAACAGCATTAAATGGTGATAACAACTTACGTGTTGCAAAAGAAAATGCTAATAATACAATTGATGGATTAGCACAATTAAATAATGCACAAAAAGCAAAATTAAAAGAACAAGTTCAAAGTGCAACTACATTAGATGGTGTTCAAACTGTTAAAAATAGTTCTCAAACGTTGAATACAGTGATGAAAGGCTTAAGAGATAGTATTGCGAATGAAGCAACAATTAAAGCAGGTCAAAACTACACTGACGCAAGTCCAACTAATCGTAACGAGTACGACAGTGCAGTTACTGCAGCAAAAGCAATCATTAATCAAACATCGAACCCAACGATGGAACCAAATACTATTACGCAAGCAACATCACAAGTGACAACTAAAGAACATGCATTAAATGGTGCGCAAAACTTAGCTCAAGCTAAGACAACTGCGAAAAACAACTTGAATAACTTAACATCAATTAACAATGCACAAAAAGATGCATTAACGCATAGCATAGATGTTGCAACAACAGTAGCTGGTGTAAATCAAGAAACTGCCAAAGCAACAGAATTAAATAACGCAATGCATAGTTTACAAAATGGTATCAATGATGAGACACAAACAAAACAAACTCAGAAATACCTAGATGCTGAGCCAAGTAAGAAATCAGCTTATGATCAAGCTGTAAATGCAGCGAAAGCAATTTTAACAAAAGCTAGTGGTCAAAATGTAGACAAAGCAGCAGTTGAACAAGCATTACAAAATGTGAACAGTACGAAGACGGCGTTGAACGGTGATGCGAAATTAAATGAAGCTAAAGCCGCTGCGAAACAAACGTTAGGTACATTAACACACATTAATAATGCACAACGTACAGCGTTAGATAATGAAATTACACAAGCAACAAATGTTGAAGGTGTTAATACAGTTAAAGCCAAAGCGCAACAATTAGATGGTGCTATGGGTCAATTAGAAACATCAATTCGTGATAAAGACACGACGTTACAAAGTCAAAATTATCAAGATGCTGATGATGCTAAACGAACTGCTTATTCTCAAGCAGTAAATGCAGCAGCAACTATTTTAAATAAAACAGCTGGCGGTAATACACCTAAAGCAGATGTTGAAAGAGCAATGCAAGCTGTTATACAAGCAAATACTGCACTAAACGGTATTCAAAACTTAGAACGTGCGAAACAGGCTGCGAACACAGCTATTACAAATGCTTCGGACTTAAATACAAAACAAAAAGAAGCATTAAAAGCACAAGTAACAAGTGCAGGACGCGTATCTGCAGCAAATGGTGTTGAACATACTGCGACTGAATTAAATACTGCGATGACAGCTTTAAAACGTGCCATTGCTGATAAAGCTGACACAAAAGCTAGTGGTAACTATGTCAATGCTGATGCGAATAAACGCCAAGCATATGATGAAAAAGTGACAGCTGCAGAAAATATCGTTAGTGATACACCAACACCAACGTTAACACCATCTGATGTTACAAATGCAGAAACGCAAGTAACGAATGCTAAGACGCAGTTAAACGGTAATCATAATTTAGAAGTAGCGAAACAAAATGCTAACACAGCAATTGATGGTTTGACTTCTTTAAATGGTCCGCAAAAAGCAAAACTTAAAGAACAAGTGGGTCAAGCGACGACGTTGCCAAATGTTCAAACTGTTCGTGATAATGCACAAACATTAAACACTGCAATGAAAGGTCTACGAGATAGCATTGCGAATGAAGCAACGATTAAAGCAGGTCAAAACTACACAGATGCAAGTCAAAACAAACAAACTGACTACAACAGTGCAGTCACTGCAGCAAAAGCAATCATTGGTCAAACAACTAGTCCAACAATGAATGCGCAAGAAATCAATCAAGCGAAAGACCAAGTGACAGCTAAACAACAAGCGTTAAATGGTCAAGAAAACTTAAGAACTGCGCAAACAAATGCGAAGCAACATTTGAATGGCTTAAGTGACTTAACTGATGCTCAAAAAGATGCAGTAAAACGCCAAATCGAGGGTGCAACGCATGTTAATGAAGTAACACAAGCACAAAATAATGCGGATGCATTAAATACAGCTATGACGAACTTGAAAAATGGTATTCAAGATCAAAATACGATTAAGCAAGGTGTTAACTTCACTGATGCAGATGAAGCGAAACGTAATGCATATACAAATGCAGTGACGCAAGCTGAACAAATTTTAAATAAAGCACAAGGTCCAAATACTGCAAAAGACGGTGTCGAAACTGCATTACAAAATGTACAACGTGCTAAAAACGAATTGAACGGTAATCAAAATGTTGCGAATGCTAAGACAACTGCGAAAAATGCATTGAATAACCTAACATCAATCAACAACGCGCAAAAAGAAGCATTGAAATCACAAATTGAAGGTGCGACAACAGTTGCAGGTGTAAATCAAGTATCTACAACGGCATCTGAATTAAATACTGCAATGAGCAACTTACAAAATGGTATTAATGATGAAGCAGCTACAAAAGCAGCTCAGAAATATACTGATGCAGATAGAGATAAACAAACTGCATACAATGATGCTGTAACAGCAGCTAAAACGTTATTAGATAAAACAGCTGGCACAAATGACAATAAAGCAGCCGTTGAACAAGCATTACAACGTGTGAATACTGCTAAAACAGCATTAAATGGTGACGCGCGATTAAATGAAGCGAAGAACACAGCTAAACAACAATTAGCGACAATGTCACATTTAACTGATGCTCAAAAAGCAAACTTAACAGAACAAATTGAACGCGGTACGACTGTTGCTGGTGTTCAAGGTATTCAAACTAATGCCGGTACTTTAGATCAAGCAATGAATCAATTAAGACAAAGTATTGCTTCTAAAGATGCGACTAAATCAAGCGAAGATTATCAAGACGCGAATGCAGATTTACAAACTGCATACAACCGTGCAGTATCTGATGCTGAGGGTATTATTAGTGCAACGAATAACCCTGAAATGAATCCAGATACGATTAATCAAAAAGCGAGCCAAGTGAACAGTGCGAAGTCTGCATTGAACGGTGATGAAAAATTAGCAGCTGCAAAACAAACTGCGAAAACAGATATCGGTCGTTTAACAGACTTGAATAATGCCCAACGAACTGCGGCAAATGCTGAAGTGGATCAAGCACCAAATCTTGCAGCTGTAACAGCGGCTAAAAATAAAGCAACATCGTTAAACACAGTGATGGGTAATTTGAAACATGCACTTGCTGAAAAGGATAATACGAAACGTAGTGTTAATTACACAGATGCGGATCGACCAAAACAACAAGCGTATGATACTGCGGTTACACAAGCAGAAGCAATTACTAATGCTAATGGCAGCAACGCGAACGAAACACAAGTTCAAGCAGCACTTAACCAATTGAATCAAGCTAAAAATGACTTGAATGGTGATAATAAAGTTGCTCAAGCGAAAGAATCAGCGAAACGTGCATTAGCTTCATATAGTAACTTGAATAATGCGCAATCAACTGCAGCAACTAGTCAAATTGACAATGCAACGACAGTAGCAGGCGTAACGGCTGCACAAAATACTGCTAATGAGTTAAATACAGCAATGGGTCAACTTCAAAATGGTATTAATGACCAAAACACTGTTAAACAACAAGTGAACTTTACAGATGCTGACCAAGGTAAGAAAGATGCTTACACAAATGCTGTTACGAATGCTCAAGGTATTTTAGATAAAGCAAACGGTCAAAATATGACAAAAGCACAAGTTGAAGCTGCATTAAATCAAGTAACGACTGCTAAGAATGCTTTGAATGGTGACGCAAATGTAAGACAAGCAAAATCAGATGCGAAAGCAAACTTAGGTACATTAACACACTTAAATAATGCACAAAAACAAGATTTAACATCACAAATCGAAGGCGCAACAACAATCAACGGTGTAAATGGTGTTAAAACGAAAGCACAAGACTTAGATGGTGCAATGCAACGATTAGAGTCAGCAATCGCAAATAAAGATCAAACTAAAGCGAGCGAAAACTACATCGACGCAGATCCAACTAAGAAAACAGCATTTGATAATGCCATCACACAAGCTGAATCTTACTTAAATAAAGATCATGGTGCGAATAAAGATAAGCAAGCTGTTGAACAAGCAATTCAAAGTGTAACGTCTACTGAAAATGCTTTGAACGGTGACGCAAACTTACAACGCGCTAAAACTGAAGCTACACAAGCTATCGATAACTTGACACATTTGAATACACCACAAAAAACAGCATTAAAACAACAAGTGAACGCTGCGCAACGTGTATCAGGTGTAACTGATCTGAAAAATAGTGCTACATCACTTAATAATGCGATGGATCAATTAAAACAAGCAATTGCTGATCATGACACAATTGTAGCTGGTGGTAATTACACTAACGCAAGTCCTGATAAGCAAGGTGCTTACACTGATGCATATAATGCTGCGAAAAACATTGTAAATGGTTCACCTAATGTGATTACAAATGCAGCAGATGTTACAGCAGCAACACAACGTGTCAATAATGCTGAAACAGGTTTAAACGGTGATACAAACTTAGCAACTGCGAAGCAACAAGCTAAAGAAGCATTACGTCAAATGACGCATTTATCTGATGCACAAAAACAAAGTATTACTGGACAAATTGATAATGCGACTCTAGTAACTGGTGTACAAAGTGTGAAAGATAATGCAACAAATCTTGACAATGCAATGAATCAACTTCGAAATAGTATTGCGAATAAAGATGAAGTTAAAGCAAGTCAACCATATGTTGATGCAGATACGGATAAACAAAATGCATACAACACAGCTGTTACAAGTGCTGAAAATATCATTAATGCAACGAGTCAGCCGACACTTGATCCATCTGCAGTAACACAAGCAGCTAATCAAGTGAACACTAACAAAACAGCGCTTAATGGTGCACAAAACTTAGCAAATAAAAAGCAAGAAACAACTGCTAACATCAACCAATTAAGTCATTTAAATAATGCTCAAAAGCAAGATTTAAATACGCAAGTGACAAATGCACCAAATATTAGCACAGTAAATCAAGTGAAAACTAAAGCTGAACAATTAGATCAAGCAATGGAACGTTTAGTCAACGGAATCCAAGACAAAGATCAAGTGAAACAAAGTGTTAACTTTACAGATGCAGATCCAGAAAAACAAACAGCATACAACAATGCGGTAACTGCTGCTGAAAATATTATTAATCAAGCAAATGGTACAAATGCGAACCAATCACAAGTTGAAGCAGCACTTTCAACTGTAACAACTACGAAACAAGCGTTGAATGGTGATAGAAAAGTAACAGATGCTAAAAACAATGCAAACCAAACATTATCTACGTTAGATAACTTAAACAATGCACAAAAAGGTGCTGTTACTGGAAACATCAATCAAGCGCACACTGTAGCTGAAGTAACGCAAGCCATTCAAACAGCTCAGGAACTAAATACAGCGATGGGTAACTTGAAAGATAGCTTGAATGATAAAGACACTACACTTGGCAGTCAAAACTTTGCAGATGCTGATCCAGAGAAGAAAAATGCGTACAATGAAGCGGTTCATAATGCTGAAAATATTTTAAATAAATCTACAGGTACAAACGTGACTAAAGATCAAGTTGAAGCAGCTATGAATCAAGTGAATACTACAAAAGCAGCGCTTAATGGTACTCAAAACCTTGAAAAAGCTAAACAACACGCAAATACAGCAATTGACGGTTTAAGCCATTTAACAAATGCACAAAAAGATGCATTAAAACAATTGGTACAACAATCGACTACTGTTGCAGAAGCACAAGGTAATGAACAAAAAGCAAACAATGTTGATGCAGCAATGGACAAATTACGTCAAAGTATTGCAGATAATGCGACAACAAAACAAAACCAAAATTATACTGATGCAAGTCCGAATAAAAAGGATGCTTACAATAATGCTGTCACAACTGCACAAGGTATTATTAATCAAACGACAAGTCCAACTTTAGATCCGAATGTTATCAATCAAGCTGCTGGACAAGTAAGCACAACTAAAAATGCATTAAATGGTAATGAAAACCTAGAGGCAGCGAAACAACAAGCGACACAATCATTAGGTTCATTAGACAACTTAAATAATGCGCAAAAACAAGCTGTTACTAATCAAATTAATGGCGCGCATACTGTTGATGAAGCAAATCAAATTAAACAAAATGCGCAAAACTTAAATACAGCGATGGGTAACTTGAAACAAGCGATAGCTGACAAAGATGCTACGAAAGCAACAGTTAACTTCACTGATGCAGATCAAGCAAAACAACAAGCATATAACACTGCTGTTACAAATGCTGAAAACATCATTTCAAAAGCTAATGGTGGCAATGCAACACAATCAGAAGTTGAACAAGCAATCCAACAAGTTAATGCAACAAAACAAGCATTAAATGGTAATGCCAACGTTCAACATGCAAAAGACGAAGCAACTGCTTTAATTAATAGCTCTAACGATCTTAATCAAGCACAAAAAGATGCATTAAAACAACAAGTTCAAAATGCAACAACTGTTGCTGGTGTAAACGATGTTAAACAAACGGCGCAAGAGTTAAATAATGCAATGACACAATTAAAACAAGGCATTGCAGATAAAGAGAAAACTAAAGCAGATGGTAACTTTGTCAATGCAGATCCTGACAAACAAAATGCATATAATCAAGCAGTAGCAAAAGCTGAAGCATTAATTAGTGGTACGCCTGATGTAGTCGTTACACCTAGCGAAATTACTGCAGCGTTAAATAAAGTTACGCAAGCTAAAAATGATTTGAATGGTAATACGATCTTAGCAACGGCGAAACAAAATGTTCAACAAGCTATTGATCAATTGCCAAACTTGAATCAAGCGCAACGTGATGAATACAACAAACAAATTACGCAAGCAACACTTGTACCAAACGTCAATGCTATTCAACAAGCGGCAACAACGCTTAATGACGCAATGACACAATTGAAACAAGGTATTGCGAATAAAGCACAAATTAAAGGTAGCGAGAACTATCACGATGCTGATACTGACAAGCAAACAGCATATGATAATGCAGTAGCAAAAGCAGAAGAATTGTTGAAACAAACAACAAATCCAACAATGGATCCAAATACAATTCAACAAGCATTAACTAAAGTGAATGATACAAATCAAGCACTTAACGGTAATCAAAAATTAGCTGATGCCAAACAAGCTGCTAAGACAAATCTTGGTACATTAGATCATTTAAATGATGCGCAAAAACAAGCGTTAACAACTCAAGTTGAACAAGCACCAGATATTGCAACAGTTAATAACGTTAAACAAAATGCTCAAAATCTGAATAATGCTATGACTAACTTAAACAATGCATTACACGATAAAACTGAGACATTAAATAGCATTAACTTTACTGATGCAGATCAAGCTAAGAAAGATGCTTATACTAATGCGGTTTCACATGCAGAAGGTATTTTATCTAAAGCAAATGGCAGCAATGCGAGTCAAACTGAAGTCGAACAAGCGATGCAACGCGTGAGCGAAGCGAAACAAGCATTGAATGGTAATGACAATGTACAACGTGCAAAAGATGCAGCGAAACAAGTAATTACAAATGCAAATGATTTAAATCAAGCACAAAAAGATGCACTAAAACAACAAGTCGATGCTGCGCAAACTGTTGCAAATGTAAACACAATTAAGCAAACAGCACAAGATTTAAATCAAGCAATGACACAATTGAAACAAGGTATTGCAGATAAAGACCAAACTAAAGCAAATAGTAACTTTGTCAATGCTGATACTGATAAGCAAAATGCATACAACAATGCGGTAGCACATGCTGAACAAATCATTAGTGGTACACCAAATGCAAACGTGGATCCACAACAAGTGGCGCAAGCGTTACAACAAGTGACTCAAGCTAAGGGTGATTTAAACGGTAACCATAACTTACAAGTTGCTAAAGACAATGCGAATACAGCCATTGATCAGTTACCAAACTTAAATCAACCACAAAAAACAGCATTAAAAGACCAAGTGTCACATGCAGAACTTGTTACAGGTGTTAATGCTATTAAGCAAAATGCTGATGCATTAAATAATGCAATGGGTACGTTGAAACAACAAATTCAAGCAAACAGTCAAGTACCACAATCAGTTGACTTTACACAAGCGGATCAAGACAAACAACAAGCATATAACAATGCAGCTAACCAAGCGCAACAAATCGCAAATGGCACACCAACACCTGTATTGACGCCTGATACAGTAACACAAGCAGTTACAACTATGAATCAAGCGAAAGATGCATTAAACGGTGATGAAAAATTAGCGCAAGCGAAACAGGATGCTTTAGCAAATCTTGATACGTTACGCGATTTAAATCAACCACAACGTGATGCGTTACGTAATCAAATCAACCAAGCACAAGCGTTAGCTACAGTTGAACAAACTAAACAAAATGCACAAAATGTGAATACAGCAATGGGTAACTTGAAACAAGGTATTGCGAATAAAGATACCGTCAAAGCAAGTGAGAACTATCATGATGCTGATGCCGATAAGCAATCAGCATATACAAATGCAGTGTCTCAAGCTGAAGGTATTATCAATCAAACGACAAATCCAACGCTTAACCCAGATGAAATAACACGTGCATTAACTCAAGTCACTGATGCTAAAAATGGCTTAAACGGTGAAGCTAAATTGGCAACTGAAAAGCAAAATGCTAAAGATGCTGTCAATGCAATGACGCATTTAAACGATGCTCAAAAACAAGCATTAAAAGGTCAAATCGATCAATCGCCTGAAATTGCGACAGTGAACCAAGTTAAACAAACAGCAACGAGCCTAGACCAAGCAATGAATCAATTATCACAAGCTATTAATGATAAGACTCAAACATTAGCGGATGGTAATTACTTAAATGCAGATCCTGACAAACAAAATGCGTATAAACAGGCAGTAGCAAAAGCTGAAGCATTATTGAATAAACAAAATGGTACTAATGAAGTACAAGCCCAAGTTGAAAGCATCACTAATGAAGTGAACACAGCGAAACAAGCATTAAATGGTAATGATAATTTAGCGAATGCTAAGCAACAAGCGAAACAACAACTGGCGAATTTAACACACTTAAATGATGCACAAAAACAATCATTTGAAAGTCAAATTACACAAGCGCCACTTGTTACAGATGTCACTACAATTAATCAAAAAGCGCAAACATTAGATCATGCGATGGAATTATTAAGAAATAGTATTGCGGATAATCAAGCGACATTAGCGTCTGAAGATTATCATGATGCAACTGCGCAAAGACAAAATGACTATAACCAAGCAGTAACAGCTGCAAATAATATCATTAACCAAACAACATCACCTACGATGAATCCAGATGATGTTAATAACGCAACAAATCAAGTGAATAACACGAAAGTTGCATTAGATGGTGATGAAAACCTTGTAGCAGCTAAGCAACAAGCGAACAATAGACTTGATCAATTAGATCATTTAAATAATGTGCAAAAGCAACAGTTACAATCACAAATTACGCAATCATCTGATATTGCTGCAGTTAATGGTCACAAACAAACAGCAGAATCTTTAAATACCGCAATGGGTAACTTAATTAATGCGATTGCAGATCATCAAGCCGTTGAACAACGTGGTAACTTCATCAATGCTGATACTGATAAACAAACTGCTTATACTACAGCGGTAAATGAAGCAGAAGCCATGATTAACAAACAAACTGGTCAAAATGCGAACCAAACAGAAGTAGAACAAGCTATTACTAAAGTTCAAACAACACTTCAAGCGTTAAATGGCGATCATAATTTACAAGTTGCTAAAACAAATGCGACGCAAGCAATTGATGCTTTAACAAGCTTAAATGATCCTCAAAAAACAGCATTAAAAGACCAAGTTACTGCTGCAACTTTAGTAACTGCAGTTCATCAAATTGAACAAAATGCGAATACGCTTAACCAAGCAATGCATGGCTTAAGAGAAAGTATTCAAGATAACGCAGCAACTAAAGCAAATAGCAAATATATCAACGAAGATCAACCAGAGCAACAAAACTACGATCAAGCAGTGCAAGCTGCAAATAGCATTATCAATGAGCAAACAGCGACATTAGATAATAATGCGATTAATCAAGCAGCGACAACTGTGAATACAACGAAAGCAGCATTACATGGTGATGTGAAGTTACAAAATGATAAAGATCATGCTAAACAAACGGTTAGTCAATTAGCACATCTAAACAATGCACAAAAACATATGGAAGATACGTTAATTGATAGTGAAACAACTAGAACAGCAGTTAAGCAAGATTTGACTGAAGCACAAGCATTAGATCAACTTATGAATACATTACAACAAAGTATTGCTGACAAAGATGCAACACGTGCGAGCAGTGCATATGTCAATGCAGAACCGAATAAAAAACAAGCATATGATGAAGCAGTTCAAAATGCTGAGTCTATCATTGCAGGATTAAATAATCCGACTATCAATAAAGGAAATGTATCAAGTGCGACACAAGCAGTGACAACATCTAAAAATGGTTTAGATGGTGTTGAACGATTAGCTCAAGATAAGCAAACAGCTGGAAATTCTCTGAATCATTTAGATCAATTAACACCAGCTCAACAACAAGCGTTAGAAAATCAAATTAATAATGCAACAACTCGTGATAAAGTGACTGAAATCATTGCACAAGCGCAAGCATTAAATGAAGCGATGAAAGCATTAAAAGAAAGTATTAAAGATCAACCACAAACTGAAGCAAGTAGTAAATTTATTAACGAGGATCAAGCGCAAAAAGATGCTTATACGCAAGCAGTACAACACGCGAAAGATTTGATTAACAAAACAACTGATCCTACATTAGTTAAATCAGTAATTGATCAAGCAACACAAGCAGTGAATGACGCTAAAAACAACTTACATGGTGATCAAAAATTAGCTCAAGATAAGCAACGTGCAACAGAAACGTTAAATAACTTGTCTAACTTGAATACACCACAACGTCAAGCACTTGAAAACCAAATCAATAATGCAGCAACTCGTGGCGAAGTAGCACAAAAATTAACTGAGGCACAAGCACTTAACCAAGCAATGGAAGCATTACGTAATAGCATTCAAGATCAACAGCAAACAGAAGCGGGTAGCAAGTTTATCAATGAAGATAAGCCACAAAAAGATGCATACCAAGCAGCAGTACAACATGCAAAAGATTTAATTAATCAAACTAGCAATCCAACGCTTGATAAAGCACAAGTTGAACAATTGACACAAGGTGTTAACTAAGCTAAAGATAACCTACATGGTGATCAAAAACTTGCAGACGATAAACAACATGCAGTTACTGATTTAAATCAATTAAATGGTTTAAATAATCCGCAACGTCAAGCTCTTGAAAGTCAAATAAACAACGCAGCAACTCGTGATGAAGTAGCGCAAAAATTAGCTGAAGCAAAAGCGCTTGATCAAGCAATGCAAGCATTACGTAATAGTATTCAAGATCAACAACAAACAGAAGCGGGTAGCAAGTTTATCAATGAAGATAAACCACAAAAGGATGCTTATCAAACAGCGGTTCAGCATGCAAAAGATTTAATTAACCAAACAGGTAATCCAACACTTGATAAATCACAAGTTGAACAATTGACACAAGCAGTAACAACTGCAAAAGATAACCTACATGGTGATCAAAAACTTGCTCGTGATCAACAATAAGCAGTAACAACTGTAAATACATTGCCAAACTTAAATCATGCACAACAACAAGCATTTACTGATGCTATAAATGCAGCGCCTACAAGAACAGAGGTTGCACAACATGTTCAAACTGCTACTGAACTTGATCACGCGATGGAAACATTGAAAAATAAAGTTGATCAAGTGAATACAGATAAGGCTCAACCAAATTACACTGAAGCGTCAACTGATAAAAAAGAAGCAGTAGATCAAGCATTACAAGCTGCAGAAAGCATTACAGATCCAACTAATGGTTCAAATGCGAATAAAGACGCTGTAGAACAAGCATTAACTAAGCTTCAAGAAAAAGTAAATGAGTTAAATGGTAATGAGAGAGTCGCTGAAGCTAAAACACAAGCGAAACAAACTATTGACCAATTAACACATTTAAATGCTGAACAAATTGCAAATGCTAAACAAAATATTGATCAAACGACGAAACTTCAACCAATTGCTGAATTAGTAGATCAAGCAACGCAATTGAATCAATCTATGGATCAATTACAGCAAGCAGTTAATGAACATGCTAACGTTGAGCAAACTGTAGATTACACGCAAGCAGATTCAGATAAGCAAAATGCTTATAAACAAGCTATTGCAGAAGCTGAAAATGTATTAAAACAAAATGCGAATAAGCAACAAGTGGATCAAGCACTTCAAAACATTTTAAATGCAAAACAAGCATTAAATGGTGATGAACGTGTAGCACTTGCTAAAACAAATGGTAAACATGACATCGACCAATTGAATGCATTAAACAATGCTCAACAAGACGGATTTAAAGGTCGCATCGATCAATCCAACGATTTAAATCAAATCCAACAAATTGTAGATGAGGCTAAGGCACTTAATCGTGCAATGGATCAATTGTCACAAGAAATCACTGGCAATGAAGGACGCACGAAAGGTAGCACGAACTATGTCAATGCAGATACACAAGTCAAACAAGTATATGATGAAGCGGTTGATAAAGCGAAACAAGCACTTGATAAATCGACAGGTCAAAACTTAACTGCAGAACAAGTTATCAAATTAAATGATGCAGTCACTGCAGCTAAGCAAGCATTAAATGGTGAAGAAAGACTTAATAATCGTAAGTCTGAAGCATTACAAAGATTAGATCAATTAACACATCTAAACAATGCTCAAAGACAATTGGCAACCCAACAAATTAATAATGCTGAAACGCTAAATAAAGCATCTCGAGCAATTAATAGAGCAACTAAATTAGATAATGCAATGGGTGCAGTACAACAATATATTGACGAACAGCACCTTGGTGTTATCAGCAGCACAAATTACATCAATGCAGATGATAATTTGAAAGCAAATTATGATAATGCAATTGCGAATGCAGCACATGAGTTAGATAAAGTGCAAGGTAATGCAATTGCAAAAGCTGAAGCAGAGCAATTGAAACAAAATATTATCGATGCTCAAAATGCATTAAATGGAGACCAAAACCTTGCAAATGCCAAAGATAAAGCAAATGCGTTTGTTAATTCGTTAAATGGATTAAATCAACAGCAACAAGATCTTGCACATAAAGCAATTAACAATGCCGATACTGTATCAGATGTAACAGATATTGTTAATAATCAAATTGACTTAAATGATGCAATGGAAACATTGAAACATTTAGTTGACAATGAAATTCCAAATGCAGAGCAAACTGTCAATTACCAAAACGCTGACGATAATGCTAAAACAAACTTCGATGATGCTAAACGTCTAGCAAATACATTGCTAAATAGTGATAACACAAATGTGAACGATATCAATGGTGCAATTCAAGCAGTCAATGATGCAATCCAAAATCTTAATGGTGATCAACGATTACAAGATGCTAAAGACAAGGCAATTCAATCGATTAATCAAGCATTAGCTAATAAACTAAAAGAAATCGAAGCTTCAAACGCGACGGATCAAGACAAGCTTATTGCGAAAAATAAAGCAGAAGAATTGGCAAACAGCATCATTAATAACATTAATAAAGCAACAAGTAATCAGGATGTATCTCAAGTTCAAACAGCTGGCAACCAAGCGATTGAACAAGTGCACGCCAATGAAATACCGAAAGCTAAAATTGATGCAAATAAAGATGTTGATAAACAAGTTCAAGCATTAATTGATGAAATTGATCGAAATCCAAATCTAACAGATAAGGAAAAACAAGCACTTAAAGATCGTATTAATCAAATACTTCAACAAGGTCATAACGGCATTAACAATGCGATGACTAAAGAAGAAATTGAACAAGCCAAAGCACAACTTGCACAAGCATTACAAGATATCAAAGATTTAGTGAAAGCTAAAGAAGATGCGAAGCAAGATGTTGATAAACGTGTACAAGCTTTAATTGATGAAATCGATCAAAATCCAAATCTAACAGATAAGGAAAAACAAGCACTTAAAGATCGAATCAATCAAATACTTCAACAAGGTCATAACGGCATTAACAATGCGATGACTAAAGAAGAGATTGAGCAAGCAAAAGAGCGTTTAGCACAAGCATTACAAGACATCAAAGATTTAGTGAAAGCTAAAGAAGATGCGAAAAATAAAATAAAAGCCATAGCTAATGCGAAGCGTGATCAAATCAATTCAAATCCAGATTTAACACCTGAGCAAAAAGCAAAAGCGCTCAAAGAAATTGACGAAGCTGAAAAACGAGCACTACAAAACGTTGAGAATGCTCAAACTATAGATCAATTAAATCGAGGATTAAACTTAGGTTTAGATGACATTAGAAATACGCATGTATGGGAGGTTGACGATCAACCTGCTGTAAATGAAATTTCTGAAGCAACACCTGAACAATTGCTTGTTAATGGTGAACTAATCGTACATCGTGATGACATCATTACAGAGCAAGATGTTTTAGCACACATTAACTTAATAGATCAGCTTACAGCAGAAGTTATCGATACACCATCAACTGCAACGATTTCTGATAGCTTATCAGCAAAAGTTGAAATTACATTGCTTGATGGATCAAAAGTGATTGTTAATGTTCCTGTAAAAGTTGTAGAAAAAGAATTGTCAGTAGTCAAACAACAGGCAATTGAATCAATTGAAAATGCGGCACAACAAAAGATTAATGAAATCAATAATAGTGTGACATTAACACTGGAACAAAAAGAAGCAGCAATTGCCGAAGTTAATAAGCTTAAACAACAAGCAATTGATAATATTAATAATGCGCCTGATGTTCATTCAGTTGAAGAAATTCAACAACAAGAACAAGCGCATATTGAACAATTTAATCCAGAACAATTTACGATTGAAGATGCAATTCAACACATGATTGATGAAATCAAAGCTCGTACTGATCTAACAGATAAAGAGAAGCAAGAAGCTATTGCTAAGTTAAATCAATTAAAAGAACAAGCAATTCAAGCGATTCAACATGCGCAAAGCATCGATGAAATAACTGAGCAATTGGAACAATTTAAAGCTCAAATGAAAGCAGCTAATCCAATAGCAAAAGAACTAGCTAAACGCAAGCAAGAAGCTATTGGTAGAATTAAAGACTTTTCAAATGAAAAAATGAATAGTATTCGAAATAGTGAAATTGGCTCAGCTGATGAAAAACAAGCAGCAATGAATCGAATTAACGAAATTGTGCTTGAAACAATTAGAGATATTAATAATGCGCATACATTACAGCAAGTTGAGGCTGCATTGAACAATGGTATTGCTCGAATTTCAGCAGTACAAATTGTAACATCTGATCGTGCTAAACAATCATCAAGTACTGGAAATGAATCTAATAGCCATTTAACAATTGGTTATGGAACTGCAAATCATCCATTTAACAGTTCGACTATTGGACATAAAAAGAAACTTGATGAAGATGATGACATTGATCCACTTCATATGCGTCACTTTAGTAATAATTTCGGTAATGTTATTAAAAACGCTATTGGTGTGGTGGGTATCTCTGGCTTACTAGCTAGTTTCTGGTTCTTCATTGCGAAACGTCGTCGTAAAGAAGATGAAGAGGAAGAATTAGAAATAAGAGATAATAATAAAGATTCAATAAAAGAGACTTTAGACGATACAAAACATTTACCACTTTTATTTGCGAAACGTCGCAGAAAAGAAGATGAAGAAGATGTTACTGTTGAAGAAAAAGATTCGCTAAATAATGGCGAGTCACTCGATAAAGTTAAACATACGCCGTTCTTCTTACCAAAACGCCGTCGTAAAGAAGATGAAGAAGATGTGGAAGTTACAAATGAAAACACAGATGAAAAAGTGTTGAAAGATAACGAACATTCACCACTCTTAATCGCAAAACGACGCAAAGATAAAGAGGAAGATGTTGAAACAACAACTAGTATTGAATCTAAAGATGAGGACGTTCCTTTATTATTGGCTAAAAAGAAAAATCAAAAAGATAACCAATCCAAAGACAAAAAGTCAGCATCAAAAAATACTTCTAAAAAGGTTGTAGCTAAAAAGAAGAAAAAGAAATCTAAGAAAAATAAAAAATAA